GGTCGATGTTCCTCTGAGTAAGTGAGCGTGAGAAAGGAGTTCTCGGCATGGAATTGTGCCTCGTGAACACAGCGAACAGCCCAGTCCTGCGCGCGCATCAGGCGACACCCGATGCACTGACCGCAAGGGATTTGAATGGGGGAGCCGAAGCCACCGGACGCTTGAAAGACGATGCCACGTTTGCCGGACTTGGTCTTCGGCCCCCGCCACGCTTCGAGCGGACGGAAGCAGGGCATTACAGCCTGATGCCGCCCCGCATCGGGTTCGGCCCGAAGTTGCGCTTGTGGTGGCGGACCGCGTTAGCCGTGAACTGCCGCCGGGAGCCGCCGCGGGACATTTGAAAACGTTTCATAATCAATTCCTTAGAAAGTTGAAGGGGTCCAGCGAGCACAGTATGCGCTCGTTTTGGACCGATGGGAACAGCTAGGAACAAGGAATATAGCTGTTCCCGAAAAAAAACCCGCCGAAGCGGGTTAAGCACGGCCCCGAAGAAGAGGTTAAGAAGAAGAAGGGGTAGAAGGGGCCGTAGAAGGGCTCAAATTCGAGCCCTGAGGGGGTGCCACGCCACGATCGGGGGAGGGCATGGGCCCCCCTACCTTGGTCGCCGGTCGATCGACTAGGCCGAGTTTAACGGCCTCCTCGAGATTACCGGCATCGGCGACGAAAGCCAGCAAGGCGGCGGGGTCGTTGCCGAAGCGGTCCCGGACCGAGCTCGGCAGCGCCGCGAACCGTTGTTCGGCGTCCAGGACCGTGTTGAGCGCCGTCTGAAAGTCCACGACCTCAAGATCGCCGAACCGCGGTTTTGCACGATTTACGTGATCGATCGCCCCGGTTTGCTGGTACCGATTCATGATCCGGTTAATGTCGCATTCGTCCTTGAACGACTGCAGCGTTTTGCCGGGGCCCTCGAAAACCAGCGCGACGCGCAGACGAGGGGAAGAGCACGAGCGGTAAGGCCTGGGGGTAGTAGAGGGGACGAGAGAAGGGTGAGAGACAGGTGAAGAGTAGGGGAGAGGTGTAGAGCGTTGCGAAGTTGAAGAGTCAGAGGAGGGCAGAGAGGTAGAGGGTTTAGTAGCCATGTGAGCTCCGTTGAGTGATGGACCGCGCTACCGCGTTCGAGTTACCCACCGCGATTCTACGAATCGCCGTGGATAACTCGTAGCCGCAGAGCGCGAGTGTTGAAGAGTCAAGTCGGTAGAAAGATTGCCAGACAACAGAAGGCTTACCGCGGGGGTGCTTTGAATCCCAGAGGGGAGAAGGCACGAGCAGCTTGCGCGGCAGTGGACACGCCGCTTTCGATTGAAGGCTGCCAGTGCTTTTCGCGAGACCAGTCGCGATATTTGCGATGGAAGTCGGAGAGGCCGCGTGCTTCCGCTTCGGCGAGCTCGCGGAGCACAGCGTTCGCGTTGTAGTCCCGTGTCTGAGCGCGGATGCGCCGGTTTTCCTCCACGGCGTTTTTGATTTCCTCCCGCACCAGATCTTCCTGAGTCCGAGTCAGACCGGCGCGGTCAACCTCGTGTCTGTACTGCATCGCTAGAAGCTGAGTTCGCTGCGCGACCTCCTGCAGACGATGAGTCTTCGGAAGATTGCCCTCCGTGACTTTCGCAGGGTCCTCGTAGAACTCCGCTTCGTTCAGCTTCACTTGAGACTTCGCGAGCTCAGCGTCAGCGCGCGCCTTTTCAGCGGAAGCGGTAGTGAGATCGAGAGAAGCCGCACGAGCAGCACCCTCGACGGCAGCAGCACCCATGTTCTGCACTGGTGCGGGAGTAGGAGCAGAGCCAGCAGCGCCGCTAGGAGAAGAGGCACCGCCCTGGCGCGCCGCCAGGATCGGGTTGAGGCCCGCGGCACGGAGGTCGGTCACGGCACGCTGATACGACGTGTTGCTCATCCGCTCTTGGAATTCCATCTGTTGCAGAGCTTGAGCGGAGTTAAAGCCTTGCGCGTCCTCTTGCCGAGAGTCTTGCATTTTATTTGCGAGCGCGGAGCCAGCGAGACTCGCCACAGCTCCGATGATTGCAGGCCACATAGAACCTCCGAAGTAAGCGGGGGCCCGAAGGCCCCCGCGGGTTGCTAGAAGTGGTCGATGAGACCCGGAACGCCGTACACAGGCATCGGCCGAGCGCAGCGCATCGAGAAGTACGCGTCCATGAGAAAGTGAGGTTCGGTCGTGACAGCGATCACGCGATCGAGAGGAGGATTCTCGACGATGAACGACGAGTCGAGAACCGGCGCGGTCGCGAACTCCTGCGAGAGATGCCACGCATCGAGCGGGGTCGGGTGCCCCGAGCGGAAACGGCCCGTGATGATCGAGGGCTTGTACCTATATTCGGCGAACCTTTCCTGGTACCCGAACACGATGTCGTCATCCACCGTACCGGCCGCGAAGATTTCCTTCTGCAGCACAGCTTGCTCGCCGATATGCGCGAGCGCCGGCCAGTAGAAGTCGAACCGCGACCGACGCGAGAACATCCGATTCAGACCTTGCTGGTACGTCAGGTCAGCGCGCACCGAGACGAGTCCGATGATCAGACAGTGCTCCGTGAAGGACATCGAGAAACCGTGGTTGCGCATCAGCGCAGTACCCACGGCCGCCAGGTTGCCCTGCGGAGAATCAGCGTAAGCACCAGAGGCGGAGGTCTGAGGCACGGGGTTAATGTTGATCGGCGTGGAACCACCGCCGAGATACTCAGGCCGCTGCAGCCGAGCATCGGGCGAGGTCACGCCGAAATGCGCCTTGATGAGCTCGGTGTACCGCGTGCCGCCGCGCGCGTCACGCTCGTAGATTTTCTGAATCTGAAACGCCTGCCGCAGCGAATTGATCGTCGCGGAAGTAGCCGCACTCAGATCGGCATACATCGCAGGTTGATTGCCGATCCCCTGCTCGACGTAGATTTGAGCCGCAGCATTACCCTCGACCGTCGAAGTCCAGTTCGCGTAGCTCACGTTCCCGGCAGTCTCAGAAACGGAGCGCGGCCCTGCCTGCCAGCTCGTAGTATCAGACACACCGATGCCCACGAGCGGCGCCTGAGCGCCTAGCGGAATTTGCACGCCTGGGCCTTTCTGAGGCCACGGCAGGCAGCTCGTGAAGTAGTCATGCCGCTTACCGCGCCGTTGAAGAACGAACTCCGCGGGATCGTCAGGACCGTCGTCAGTCGGAACCGGAAGCGAGGCCTGCAAGTTCTGATCGCGATACCACTCGTTGTAGATCAGGTTGTACGCCCGATGCCACAGAGACGAATGAGAGAGATTCGGCACGCCCGTCGGGATGCCGAAGTAGTCAGACAGCGAATCGGCCGCGTAGCCGGTCGTGACCGGAGCAGTCATCTGCGGGATCAGGAAATCGACGGAGTCCCCGGGATTTTTTTGCTCGCCGTTGAACTTCTGCCAGTTGTCCCACACGAGACGAATCGGCACAGCGAAGAACTGCGAGTCCATGAACATGTTGTCCATGAGCGGGAAGATCGGCGTCGCCAGACGCGCAAAGCCCGTCATGTTGAGCTTAAACGTGTCACCCGGCAGAGCCTCGTCGACGAAGATCGGAACCAGAAGACCAGCGTTGAAGGTCGTCTTATGACCGTGGGAGCGGTCGAAGGAAGCACGCGGAATCTCGGCTTGTGGAACCTGCGAGAACGTGTGCTTCATCACTGAGGGATTGCGATACACGGTTAGGCCTCCGATTGAACGATGAACGAAGAAGCGAGACCGAGGTTTTCCGGTTGAATGCCGACTATCGACCCGGTCTCGTCGTCGAAGTCGCCCAGATAGAACAAAGCGAAGTCCGCTGGATGTTTAGCCAGCATCGTTTGAGGGTCCTGCGCCGCGTCGCGGAACGCGCGCTTCGCAGCAGGAACCGACGCTTGAAAGAAGGGCTGCGCGTAGCTACCGATTTTCATGTCGAAGACAGCGAACATGCGAAGGATCATTCGGGGTTTCCTCTTATGAGTTTGAGTTTCGATTTTGCGACACACACCTCCTCGCGCACCTTGAGACGCGCGGGAGTCTGATCGGCGCGATGCAGCCGCGCCTTAGCCTTCCGATCGAGCTTACGCTGCGCGAGCTCGCGCTCGTCGAACAGTTTGTCGTAGTACTTCGGGACAGTATGTTTCTTAGCCCCGTTGTTGCTCAAGACGACCGCGAAGTCGTCTCGCAGGTCCGGGGCATATTTCTTGAACCAGTCGTAACCGATTCCCGGTTGCTTGCTCATAGCAAGGAACTCCGGGCGTAGATGACGCAGCTCGCCAGTCTCCGGATCGGGTCGGAAGTAGTGCGATTCCGCGAGGTCGCCCGTGATCTTCTTCATGGAATACCGCGCCACATAGGCCGCAGATTGCGAAGTGAGTGAGCCGACCTCGCATAAGCCTAGTCCCCAGAGCTCCTCGAGGTGCTGCGACTTATAGGTGTCGCCGTAGGGCGTTTTGCGGTAGCGCACTCGGTCTTCGAGAAACTCGTGTCCGAACAGGAGGACGTGGTAGTGCGGACGCCAGGTGCTACCGCCGTACTCGCCGCAAGCGAGAAAGCGCACCCGCTTAGGAGAAAGAGCCCGACGCAGACGACGAATGAAATCACGCAGATCAGACGGAGAAACTGAACCGTCTGCAGGTCGATGTTCCTCTGAGTAAGTGAGCGTGAGAAAGGAGTTCTCGGCATGGAATTGTGCCTCGTGAACACAGCGAACAGCCCAGTCCTGCGCTGATCGTGACTGGGAAAC